ATACGTCGTAAGCCTCTTTGAAGCCAATATGCTTATAAGGACGGCCTTGCTGGTATTCTTTCATGTACTGGTCGTTACGCTTGCCCATGATGTCGAGTACTTCAGCCATCTGCTTACTAGCTGGGTCATCGTCAAAGCCTTTAGAGCCGGGCTGTGACTTGAACTTCGGAAAGTCACCGTCTTTTTGCAACTCGGCAACATCCTGTCTAATACCTTCATTCTCACGGGTCTCGAAGTCAGTTGCTTGGGTCTGTGACTGTTGGTTACGGAAGCCACCAACTAAGCTTTGCGCCTTAGTCTCTAAACGGCCAAAGCCTTGCTGAGCACTAAGTAGATCAGCCTGACTGCCGAACTGGAAGTCTCTTGGTATCTGGCTTGGGTCATAGACCTTTAGCTCAACCTCTTTAGCATCGTCACCTGTGCCACGAATACCACGAATAATCATTGGCTCGCCAATATTATCAAGCACATACTTCTGCTCAGCAGCACTTAACTGAATACCAGACGCATCAGTAATCGGTGCATCGGGAGTCTTTGGCGCATCGACCTCTAGGGCATCGTCTGCGGTGTACTCTTTTTCGTCTTCCTTTTTCTTGTCGTCTTTAGGCTTCTCAGCAGGCTTGTCTTCTTTGACTTCCTCGATGCGCTTGCCGTCTTTGTCGTACTTGGGCGTGATTGGCTGGTCATCTTCTTCAGGTGGCTTTTTAGCGTCTGGTTTCTTATCCTCGACTACTGGCTTGGTATCGGCTACTACTGGGGCAGTCTTAACCTCGTCTGCGTCAGTAATATTGTTTCGGGCGATGGCCTCTTCGACACGTAATTCTGTGGCGTTCATAGGGCTGTGTACTCCTTTAATTGATTTACTTATTATCCCATAGGGGGCGGTTGAATACTACCTTCGGGCGGTAGTCCACCAGCGAACACGCTTTGTGGTGTCATTGGTGGCTGTTGTGGTGGCATACCCATCGGGGGGCCTTGTGGAGGCATCATTGGGGGTGGTTGCATAGGGGGAGCTTGCATCGGCATACCTTGAGGTTGACCCATTTGTGGCGGTGGTATCATGCCAGGTTGGCCCATGCCAGGTTGGCCCATGCCAGGTTGGCCCATGCCCGGCTGCATCGGTGGCTGCAATGGTGGCAGCGGTGTACTAGGACGTAATGCTTGAGCAGCAGGTTCTGTATCAGTAGCCATGTCAAGCTCTGTACGGACTTCTAAGCTGTCCAGACACTCGTTAACGTAATCTAAGAACTTCTTTTGCTTGTCTTTCTTAGCGTGAATAAAGTCATCGTTAAGCATTAACTTACGCAAGGCCAAGACGTATTCTTTTTCAGGATTCTCTTTTTTATCAACTTTCTGGCCTGCCATGATATCTTGATAGACTACGTACGCCTCAGACTCATCAACAATGTCTAGTGCGTCACGGGCTAGACTCATCGGGTCAGCTTTCTGTTTAGCCCAGTTGTCATATAGCTGTTGCGGATTATCGAGTTGCAGTTGCTTGTAAGCGTCCAGTAAGCTAATAGCTTCTTTATCAAGTAACTTCATCACGATAGCCTCAACACGGCTACGATCAGGGCTGGCAGGCTTACCGGCCTTAACACGGATGCCCTCTTCAACCAGGCCACGCTTCAGGGTCACATAATCAAACTCACCGTCACCCGAATCATGGACAAAGCTGTGCTCTTCGTCGTACCAGACAATCATCATCTGGACTAGGTACTCGTAGTAATCGCCCAACATACGGGTAATGGCCCGCACCATCTTGTCCTGTATACCGCTTGACTGATTCTTCTTAACCATAACCTCGCCCAGTGTCGGGTCGCCGTCATCAGCCTGCGAACCTGTAAAGTCAGTCGGCGCACCTAGTAAGTTGCCAACCTGCATACGGGCATCAATCTTACTATTAGCGATGAAGTCAGGTAATTCTTGGGCTTGTATCTGATGTACTAGCTGGTCAACAGCCTGTCCGTTGGTCTTAATGACCAGCTTCTGGTTAGGGTCGCCGGTTAAGTTCTGGGCATCATCCTTAGTCAGACCGCTATCAGTTGAGATAACCAGCATACCGTTAGCCTTAGCCGCGACTTCACCAATCTGCCGACCGAGCCGGTTAAGCACTTTCTGCTGTTCGATAGCCTGCTCAACTGGCGATGTGTCATCAATCAGGTGGTCGCCGTAGTTGACTAAGTTACCAAAGATAAACGGCTTCTTAGGGAACTTAAGCAGGTTCAGATTCTCACTAGCATATAACCAGTTCGGGTTACGATCTTTCTCAAGCACCAAGTCTTCAAAGTACCAAACAACGCCCTCGACTGGCTTATTACCTACGTAGTGTGTGACCCAGACTTCCCTTACGGCTATCTCTTGGCTCATCTGCTTAGTGGTCTTGCGCTGGATACCTAGCTTCTTCTGTATTTCTTTAGCCTTGCTCGGATACTCAGCCAGCAGTTCATCAACCGACTTCTTCAGCACGTGACAGACAAACGCTGGATTGCCACCTAATGCGGTGTTCTTGTCAAGGATAATGTGTTCCGGGTTGATTGCCTCGCTGATTATCTCGCCATGCTTGCCGTAAAGCTTGTCGTAACGAAACTTAATAACGCTAATTCTCTTGAGGCGGATGTTACGTACCGATAACTCAATGATGCGTTCTAGGTCAACAACATCCTCACCATGCGCCTTAATAGCTTTCTCAAGATCACCAGCGAACAGCTTGCTGCGGTCTTCCTTACTAGCTGGTATGACAACCGGGCCAGCTATCTGCGCTGTGACATAGGCTGTGATACTCTCTTCGCCTAAGAATATCTGGTTCTCTTTATAGGCTTTCTGGTGCTTGTACAGGCCAGCCTCGTCAATCTTACCGAGATGGTAGCGAACGTTCTCGTTACGAACATTCTTAAGGTCAAAGCCTTTAGCATCGTTCCAGTAGTCACGTGATTCATTGATACGGAAGTCGAGGTTCTTGATGATATCTGCGTCGGAGATGTCTAAGGACAGACTGGGCAGCTTATCAATCACACCGGACTGTTGGCTAATGTTATCTACGGTGGTGTTGTCATAGACAGGTGAAGTGCGATCGTATTGTACGCCCATTACTTAGTAGTCTCCTCTGTTAATTTACTAAACTTATAGTCGATATGGTCTTTTAACTCTTGCTGATGGCGTGCGTGTTGCTTCTTAAGTTTGAAGTAGCCAACCATCCATAGAGGTACTGACCAGATAACCGTAGCAACTAAGTTGCCCCAGACGTTCATATATAGCCAGTGTATTAGTTGCATGAATACTTATTTTATAGATATGATTGACAAATAAAGCTTGTCTTAGTGCGTAGTATACATCACTGAAACAAAACTGAGTAGGGAGTCTTGCATGAGTGACAAATGTACTCGATGTAGTTACTACTTGGCGGTAAGTCTTTAAAGCTTGCCCCGTAAGCATTGCTGACTAGGATATGACTACTATTAACTTTGAACAGCACACGCTTGCAGTTAAAGCAGTGGTACCAAGTCATCTCTACTGCTGGCTCCTGACTAGCGTAGATATACATCGTTATCATCATAGCCATTACCAGTCTCCCTCTATGCTTTCTTTGATAGCCCGGCCCATGTTATGACTAAAGCCCTCAGCTAGGCCAGTCTCAGGATTAGTTATAAACGAATGCACCACACGGTCAGCTGGACTAAGTGTCTCAACCACACCGGCCTGTGACCCACTGTTGCGCCAGTAAGTCTCCATGCGGTAACGTATTGCGTCCATTGCATGATTGAACATGTCAATCGGTTTGTTAAGCACTTTGCCGTCACGATCTACTTCCCACATGTAATTGCGATACTCTTTGATAAGATTAGTAGACTGCTTAGGTACACTGATGCGCTGGTCTTGCATGAACGCTATGCCTTGGTTAATACTGCCTTGACCCTTTTGCGCCGGCTGAATGTTCACGCCAAAGCTGCGTATCTCGTCAATGCTCTTAGGCTCACTACTATCGGCATAGACCGTAGACTGCGGACTATCTAAGTTAAGAATGACATCAGCTATCTGCTTATTGCTTAAGCCTTTTTGATACAACACTTCCTCTAAGATAAAGCCGCCATTGTACTTGTAGACATTTATAAGTGCCGTTGGGTCGTTGCTATAGCCGAAGTCTAGGCCACGCCCTTCTAGCTTAGCCTCATGCGGTATGTCATACAGTTCAATATCCCAGCCACGAAATACCTTGCCCTCAACCTCGCCAAGCTTACCCTCGCCGTAGACACGCCACCATTGCTTGTTATGTTTGTGACTCTCGATATCATCAACAATCTCCTGGCTAAGGGCTTCATTGTCTTTGTACGTCAGTGTTAAGAAATCATGGTCACGGTTTGGCATAACTTCCGTGTATGCCCAGAACTCGTTGGTAGGGTTCCAGTCAATGATAATCAACTCACGAGTACGTACCATCATTTGGTCGGCTGCTTCCCATCTAATGTTATTACCCTCATTCATGTACAATCTGTCACGCCGTGGCCCACGAGTCTTGCTCGGCATATCTGCGCTAAAGAACTCTATCTTGCTACCTGTTTCAAATGTATAGATAAAGTCCGACCTGTTCCACGACGCGTCTTTGTAGTAGCCATGCACCTGCATAATGTTTAGAAAGTCACGCATTGCGCCTTTTTTAAGATGCGGCATTGTCTCACTGACTACGCTAGACAGCTTCGGCTGAGTATCGGTCTGTGCCAGTTGTATGAGCTTAAGCAGACTGCTAATAGTCTTACTAGCACTCGTTCCACCAGCAATACATTGAATACGCTTATTAAGGGATAAGATTTTGCGTGTCGCTGTTGTCTGGCTGTACACTTACTGCTCCTAGAATTGGTATTGGCAAATGTACTGTGTTGTCTATTTGCGATTGATCAACCCAGCCATAATTGTTCTTTAAACTGAATATTGCCATCGTTGCATTGAGTCCGCCTTGCATCGCACGAGACTCGATTGCAGCCTCGCACTTGACTAATGCTCGTTTTATAGTGGGGAAATACTCATCCTTAGAACGATAGTTATACAATGTTTTTCTGTCAGTATCAAGATGAACTGCTAAACCTGTTATTGTAGGCAAGTCGCGTAAAGTATCACATCGTTCAAAATACGCTTCAACAAGTATCGCGAACTCATCGGGATTGTTGAACTTATTAGGCTTACCAGGACGACGATAAGTAACTAACTCAATACTAGATTTAGGGCTGCGGGATATGGCCTTACTCATTCTCTGAATAATAGCACACTACCGTTTCTGTACACCCCCAAAGCCACTATTCTTATCATAAACATAATAACCTTTCTCTGTTCCCTCCTCTACCGAAAAGATTACTGTGTTCTTATCATTCTTCACGAGCGTTGCCTCGCTACCGCTAGGCGTTATAAACACATTGCTCTGCATATCTGTTCTATCAAGCTGTGATGTCTCATGTCCGCACTTGCTACAAGTCGTTACATATCTGTCTACAGCATAGATGTGTAACGTATGCTTATTGCAACTTACGCAGAATAGTTTAGCTGGATTCATTACTTAAGTTTACTCTTAACTTGGCTCGCCTCGATGCGCCAGACGCTATACCGCCTAACTTTCCCGCCCGTCTAGCTAGTTTCTTATTCAACGCAAATCCACTATTATGTCCGTTCTTACCGCCTACTTTACCAGCTTCTGAATGTAGTTTACTCTTGCCGTCTGCCGTTAGGCCATACCGTTTCAAGACAGTTGCTTGAGCTTTTATCGCTCCGGCTTTAGTCTGTGTCATTTGATTACCTTGGTACGCCTGCTAATCTTGCCGCCTACCCTGCCCCACTTTTGAGCAGTTTCCTTAGTGAAGCCACCACCTCGGCTGATCGTGCCGCCCATTTTGCCTACCCGAACGTGAAACTTACTCTTACCATCTTCAGTCACGCCCTCTTTAGCTTTGAGTGCTTTGCTTATGTTTGGATACTTCTTGCCTTTAGTAATCATTTCTTGTCCTTTTTCTCATTCATTGCTATTTCATGTAAGCGGTACAATGTTATTTCCATAATCTCAAGTATATGGTTATAGCGTTGCCACTCTTTCTTACCCTCTTCATTGTCAAAAGCTTTGAACGCTTTATCCCGTAGTAAAGTAATACGTTCTAAATCCATCGTGTAGAAGTGCGTGTCTTCTACCAACTTGCTTAGTTCAGTCCGTTTGGCTTTAGCTGTCTGAATCATTGCTTCTGTCTTTCCTTTAATCGCTTAGCAACTGCCTGAGCCTTTTTAAGCCCGTATAAGCTATCATCATGCATGATTTGCTCTAGTACTTGGTCTTTGGGCGGTACTACGCTTCCAGCTAGGTGTACGTCGGCCACAGTTAGGCAAAAGGCTGCCTGTTGTTCGTTGGCTGGCGCTTGCTGATTATGTAGAACCTTGTAGATGGCCAGAGCTTTATCAGGGTCAACATTTTGTTTACTACCGTCTGTATAGATTAAATACGCCATCCTGCCACTAATGTAGCACAAGCCTAATAACAACACAAGCATAAAAATACGCCCCTAGGACGGAAGTACCTAAAGGCGTATTGACCGGAAAAAAGTATTTGAGTGGTGCCTGCCGCATAGATTCGGCCGAGAAGTTTGTATAACCCGGCTGCTGGATATAGGTACGGGGTGGATTCCCGCTTCTATGACTCCGCAATACTCGGCAGACCTCTGGATAATACCTATGTAGCTTGCATTTGTAAATAGACTACTTTATATTACTAAGCAACTGAGAGACCTTGTCTAAGATCACTCGGCTAGCAAGAAAAACACCCCCGTGAGGAGGTGTGATTCAGCGAGCCTTGTCTACTGATATAGTAGCAGAAATCGTAATTGCGTCAAGCACATTATTCGTGATTGATATTACCAACTCAGCCCGACAGGACGCTATAGCTGGCGAACGACTCAGGGGCTTACAATATCTGAGTAGATGTGATCGGTAAGTCACGAACAGCTTTAACTGGGGTGCGGTGCCTCTAAACAGCCGCCTTACGCCGAAGATCGTTCTTTAACAATCAACTTAGTAATAAACCTTTTACCCCCGCCGACCGTAATCACTCCGTAACCTAGATTTAAGTATTATCTACTTGAATTAGCTACTGAATCCAGACCAACTAAGTAAATACAGAGAACTAAACTAGAACCCACTTCGGATTAGCTATAGTAAAGACGCTGTAAATGTAGCTCCCTTGCAGCTAACACTGTTAATTAAAGGGTAGATTAAACGTGGCTAATGCTAGAATAACTAAACAGATAAGGAACAAATATATGTCAATCAAACCAATTCCAATCCAACAGATCCCCAACAAACTATTCGCTCGCCTACCTATCGAGAAGACCTACAAGAATGGCCGGGTACGCTTAATCACGCCACCATTACGGTCTGATAGTAAAGTTATTAAAATCGATAACAGTTTTAAACGTAATCCTAAAGGGTAAGTCTAGGCAACCAGCTAACACCTAACTCGTTACGTATCTCCTGGCGAGTTTGTGTGTGATTCATTGCGTCGTAGTAACCAGCATAGGCGTCTAGCATTGAAATGCCTATCACACGGGCCGTAGACCGCCCTGCGGCAGTGATTCCCTCAATTATCCTATGTGTAGCAGTTGCTACTTTTAAGTTGCGTTCAGCGGCTCGTATGGCTGAATAATAGTCTTCGTCGGCTTCGCCATTACGGGTGACCAGTAAGTTTGCTATGTCGGATTGTTCGATGTTTGTTTGATTTGCTTTCATGTCAACAATAGTATCATACATACTTGTGTAAGTCAATACTTATATGTATACTACCCTGCATATGAAAGAAACAACTATACGAGTACCGGTTAATTTGCGTGACAATATTAAAGCGGCTGCCCTAGCCCGTGCTAAGTACATAGGTATCAACAAGCTATCTATGGTTGATTATTTACGGTTACTTATAGCCGAACAGCCTAAGGACTTATCCACAGGTATACAAAAAAGTATTTGACTAAGTATGTAACGTGATGTAAGCTAAGGCTATCACTAAGTAATTCATGAACGGACGTTAAGCACATGAAGACCACAACTACTAAACAGAAAACCGTAGACGGAGCTAAGTTTAAGCTTCAAAGCAATGACGGTTACTTTTACCGGATTGACTGCTTCGAGCCTAACGGCCGGTTCAGTCACTGTATCTTCGAGGGGCAAGCAGTTGCCGCTAACGAACTGTGGAAAGAGATAAAGTAATGACTACCCTACAAGCAGACCTCCAGGTCTTAAAAGACACGACCGAAGCCTACAAGCTGTTGGTCGAACAAGCTAACTGTAACCACGCTTTTCTGTTCGACCATAATGCAAGTGGCCCGTTACAATGTGAATTGTGCGGACTGGAAATGGATTTCTAATGGCTAACTTTACTATTGAAAAGAAAGTAACTGACATGTCTATCTACGGCATTACTGGCGAGAACCAATGGGCCGGTGACGTAATTGTTAAGAGTAAGAACGGCATCAGTGTACATGGTACATACTTCCCTACTAAGGCACAGGCCGAAGCTTACGTCGAACGCATGGCAAAGGAGATTGTGTAATGTCTGAAGCACTAACCATCTGCAACATCTGCGGTGAGCCGACTTACCACAAAGGCCCTGACGCACTCGACTACTGCCCTACCTGCGACATGATCGTTGAGGACAACACTCACGAGGTCATGGTATGAACCTACAACAAATCTGCGAAGAATACGCTAAAGGGTTCACCCGTATAGAACTTTAAACAGCTGGTGCTCACTTGATATATAGGCACTCACCCGCCGATATCAAGGTAAAGGTAATAAGGTTAACACCGACCAGCCGTCCTGAACATTAACAACTTAAGTAAACATTCTGGCCGGTAAGTAATACTCGCAAGAGTTACAGCCCCGTCACTGGGTTACTGATTACCGGTCAAGATGTTTACTTAAACGAGAGCAAAGGGAGTAATGGCACAGCTAGATTTATTCGACACTACGCCAACACAAACAGCTATAAACAAAAGTTATGAAAATGCACCAATACAATGGATAGTGAGAGCAGAAATGATTATTAGACAATTAGCAGTAAATGGACAAAGTTTCAATTCAGATCGAGTATGGTCTGAGCTAGAACAGCATGGCCTAACAGTCCGTGAGCCACGGGCCTTAGGCGCAATCATGCTACGGCTGGCTCGGGCTGGCGTAATCCGTTCGACGGGTCAGTATGTGAAGTCAGTTAGGAAAGAGGCGCATCGTCGCCCAATTTGCGTCTGGCAGGGTCTATAGCATGACCTCTTCCCTAACCACCGGCAAGCGTCGCCGTCGATTTGATAAGTATCAGCTAATGCTTGGTGACGGTATGGCGGCAATGTCATCATCGTACATGAATAGTTTTGACGATTGTAACTTTGCCGCATTGTTTAATAAACTTGAGTATGTAACAGGAGAAATTAACCATATGAATAATGCTAGTGACGTATCACCTAATTTAGATGAACAGCTTGAGATAATCCGACACGAGATCGAGATAGGTATATCGGAATGACATACCCAGAACAAGCCCCTACAGAACTCCCCACCGACATCCTAAAAGCCCTCGGTAGCTGTTTAATAAGTTTAAGTGAGTGGGCGTTAGGTACAACTGTTGAAGACTATCAAATAATTAAGGAGGACAAGTAAATGGCAGATATTAAATTCAAACTAACTACAGAGTCAATCACAAATGGAAGGGGAGTTAAGCTCTTTCGGATTGAAGCTACGGTAGATATTAAGGCTCGTAATATTACGAAAGGTGATAAAGGCGGTTTCGTTGAGAGCACTCATTTAAGTAATGGCGACGCTCGGGTCTATGGCGACGCTTGGGTCTCTGGCAACGCTCAGGTCTCTGGCGACGCTCGGGTCTATGGCGACGCTCGGGTCTATAGCAACGCTCAGGTCTCTGGCAACGCTCAGGTCTCTGGCGACGCTTGGGTCTATGGCAACGCTCAGGTCTCTGGCGACGCTTGGGTCTATGGCGACGCTCAGGTCTATGGCAACGCTCGGGTCTATGGCAACGCTCGGGTCTCTGGCAACGCTCAGGTCTATGGCGACGCTCAGGTCTATGGCAACGCTCAGGTCTATGGCAACGCTCGGGTCTCTGGCAACGCTCAGGTCTATGGCAACGCTCGGGTCTATGGCAACGCTCGGGTCTCTGGCGACGCTTGGG